GTTTTTCCGTTTATGAGTGGTGATATGTGTTGCCTCTTTAGGCTTCCCATTTAAGTCCATGGGTTCTCCCATCGACTCACTGCGCCGATTAGGCGGCTTTTTATAATTCCACCACCAAATTTTATTTATTTGCGTTGCGAGAGCGCTGTTATGTTTCTCGTCTGTTTCCCATTCAGTTTATGGTGAAAGGTTTCTTTACAGGACCGCAGTGGGAGTCTGTTTTACTCTCCCAAAACCCCGCAGCTGGAATCTGCCAAACTTTCCAATAACCTCCTACATGCTGGAGTTTGTCTGCTGTAGACGTTTAAACAAGGCTTTCGCCGATCATTTATACGGAAGAACCGGAATTTGATCATCCAATTCGATAGTTTGGATTTCAACAAGCCCCCCTGGGTTTATGCGCCAGGAATCCGTTGAATCTATTCGGAGTTATTTCTCCCATCGTTGGAAGGCCATCCCTTGCACGTTGCATGTATTGCCCGTACCAGCAGAATTTAGTCGTTTTTACGCAGAGCGAAGTTGAGACTCGACACCTCAATCTATACTGCTATATGAGAACGATGAAAATCGGGTGTATCTACCGATATGGATGAACATCAATCTAGTCCCCTTCAATATGGTCAAGCTCATTGGACCTTCGATGCCTCGCATCTCAACGGCGATCCCCCCTTTGGTGGGATCGTCGAACTCGATCGTTTTGATTGTTCTTCTCTTGTGGAACATGGCACGTTGTATTTCGATGCCACTTCCGCGAGAGAATTCTCTCGAATTATTTTTAGTTGCTTGGCACCGTATCGTTGGACGATTTCTAATGTTCACCCGATCGGTTACCTCGCGTTCCTTAACACGCGCGACGTGATTACGGCTACCATTTGGCCTAAATTCGTTGTAGCCTCACGTTTTGTTCCCCTTGTTCTTGGGAGAGCATATACTGAGGCTGCTCTTCGCGCTTATTTGGATACGCATCTTTCTTCAGCCTCTGATACAGGGGCTCTTCAATTTGAGAGGCGGGACACTTCGTTGCACTGCTATCTCTACAACATATTCGATGGAGTTGCTCGTGTCTACTATGTGCATGTCCGTGGCGAAAATAACGCCATGGTTTTGACTAATGCCATTGCAGCCACTTACGACTTCATGGATGAGAATTTCCTGATCATGGGATCTGAACTCATGGACATGGATCCTAAAGATGTCCTTGAGAGACTCGTCCAGAATACTGCTTGCTGTGTTGATTTTGCCGCGATGCTGCCTTATACAGCATTCGACGTTGTTCCGCAGAGTGGGTTGACGCCATCCCGTACGAAGTTATGCCGTAGTGCGGGTGCGAAATCTCCTCGCTCTCCGGGCAATTTGCCCATCTTCCCAGCGCCCCTTACGCCCCTTGATAATGAGGAGCGTCGAAAAGCTCGTGAGTTGACGACCAAACGTCGTCGAGACGCTAAAGCTTGTCGAAATGTTTTCCGACCCCAAGGATTCTTTGACATGCTGTCTCCTAAGGTCCAAGTTGATGAGGACCTTCAAGATACTCTCGAGAGTTTCACTGACCATGCTCAGAAATTTAATGGCCACCTTCCCGAGCTCAAACGTATGTTGGGTGAACTTACCAACAACGGGATTCAGGTCAAAATTGGTCTTGACACCAGTGCTATCCACGTTCCAGCCCTTATTGGGCTCGTCTCTGTCGCCTATATGGCGAATTCCGAAGGCGGGAACTGGAAAGGCGCTCTTGCCGCATATGGTGTCACGTATGTCAGCACGTGTGCGTATTCGCACCGTGATTGGCTTATGACCAAGTTTGGCGCGATTTTCGGGAAAGACCGTAGCGTGGTCGCCCCCCAGTCCTTTGATTTTTCTTTGATCGAAGAGCTGAGTGGTGCCATTCTCGGTTATTTGGCTTTGATTTCTGCCAAGACTCATGCTGCAACCGCAGGCAAGATTGCCTCCATTGCGAAAAGCTTGTCCACTTTTGATCGTACCAAGACTGGACTTTCTAATGCTGTCGCTTTTGGAGTACGCCTTGTCGAGCGGCTTGTGAACTGGTTCCGCGACCAGATTCTGGGTTTGCCGAGGATTTCTCTTTTGGAGTCCTCAATCCCAGAGTTGCAGTCGTGGACTAATAAGGTCGACATTGTTGCTGATGAAGCTCATAAAGGTATTTTATATATCAATTCAGCGAACAGTGCACGCATCCATGCGCTTAAAATGGAAGGAAATCAGCTCAGTGCAAAGAAGTTCTCGTCGTCAGATTCGGCTCAGGTCCGTTCTGCTTTGAATACTTATTTGCACACGCTTCGGAAGATCAGCGTTCCTTTTGATCAGGCCAACTTCGCCGGTAATGGTGCGAGGATGGAACCTGTCGTTGTTCTTCTTAGTGGAGCTCCTGGCCTAGGTAAGACCTGGGCCCTCCTTCCATTGATCATGGATGTTCTTCGAGAAGTTTTGCCGCCCGATCGTTTGGCCGCTCTTAAAGATGATTTCAATAATGAGATCTTCTCACGCTACCCAGAGACAAAGTTCTGGGAAGGCTATAGAGGCCAGATGGCTTGCATTTTTGATGATTTCGGACAGGCCCGCGATATGGCGGGCCAACCGGACAACGAATATGTTGAGCTTATTCGAGCTGCAAACATTTTCCCTTACCTGCTTCACATGGCGGGGATTGAGGCGAAAGGCTGTACGAATTTTAACAGCCGCCTTTTGTTCTGCACAACTAACACTGTCAATTTTGACCCTCGCTCGATCACTGAGCCTGAGGCTGTCATGAGACGCTTTGATATTATTGTCAGCGTTTATCCAAAGCCAGAGTATTGTGTGGACCCGAAGGTTGATCGTCCCAATCGCCGCCTTGACAAAAAACTTGTTGGCCCTCGGTTTTCCGAGGACATTTACGAATTTTGCGTCAAGAAGGCTGAGGGTTGTTCCATTGGAAATGATGTGCTTGAGGTTCTTACGTTTCGCGAGTTGCGGGATCGGATTGTTAAGTTGTATTTTGAACGGTCTACTAAGGCTGATAATTATATTGCTGATCTTTCTGCCCGTGCTCAAGATTTGTTGTTTGAGCCCCAAGGAGCTGAAACCTCCTCCGTGCAAATGGAGGAGTTGACTCAGTTCGACTCTGCCTTTGACACATCTTGTGCGCCGGAGGATTTGAGTTCCGCGTCGCTTGAAGAACTTCTTGCTGAGCCTGTCGAACAGCCGCCTCAAGTTATGAATCCTGTGGATCTTCACAGATTTCTTAAGAGTAGGCAGGATTTTGATCTTCCTGCCTTTGAGTTGTCAATGAAAACTCTTGGCTACCGTTCGCCTGGACACACTCACATATATACGTGGATGGCCTATCGGAGAAATCCGTCAGCCTTCATGGAGTGCTTGGAGAAGTCCCCCCCTCTTTTGCCGAAGCTTGTTCTTCGTCTTGCTCATTTCAGTAATCCTCAGGCTGTTCCACCGCCTGAAGATTATAGTGCTCTGACAGTTGCACGCAAGACGCTTGCTGATTATTGGTCCAAAGTTAAATCCTTCCTCATCCAGTTGAAGGACAAATTTCTCTGGCTCGATGAATGGCAGCGTTGTTGCGTTGTTGCTGGAATTTTGGGAGTTGGAATACGACTCATGCTTGATCAGTATGGTCTAACCCCCTCCTGGATGCCTGGAGCCAAATGCTCTGATCCAGACGATGTTCCTGAATATAGTTCCGAGAGTGGGGGGCCCCGAGACAGACAACCAAAGTTCTCGGTGTCTAAGTCAAGCCTAGTGCCAACTTCAGACCAGAAGGAGGCCTGGATGAGACTGCCCAAGGAATGACCAACAAAGCTCTTCTCAAGTGCTCCTACCGGATGACTATTCCTGGAATGGATAACAAGCAGCTTGGTTATGCCACTTTTATTAGAGGCAAAATCATGATCATGCCTTATCACTTTGTTGCCCAGCTCAAGGCAATTTGTGATGAGTATCTTGAGGACACTGCTGAGGTGAGCATGGAAAATGCCTCAACTTCATCAATTCGATTTGTGACCATTAAACAGATCATTGAAGGAGTTGTGCATGATCCAGAGCTTGCTAAGCAGGATCTTTGTTTGGTCGATCTTGACCTTCATCAGCATCCAGACATTGTCTCGTACTTTGTTTTGGAAAAGCAACTGACGTTTTCAGTGCTCCCCGCGACCTTATATGGGTTGAGGAAGGATCCTGATGGCGTTTGGTCTGCTCACGCGCCTGCTCGGCGTGAGAAGTCCCAGTTTGTGTGCTCCGATCTTGGAGATTACACTGTTCAGGACGTTCTCAAATACAGCATGCCCACAGTTGCAGGTGATTGTGGGGCTCTTCTTGTTGCTCAGTGCCCTGGTTTTGGCCCTGGGAAGTTTCTGGGATTCCATGTTGCAGGTTCGCAAAATGCAATTGGATTCTCGAGCATCGTGACTCAAGAAGCCCTGAAAAGGGCCTTGACTCGGTGCCCACAGCAGCTCCCCCCGCCTACCGGGAATGACTTGTTCAGTCCGCAGTGTGCAGAGTTCCCCGTTGAGGGGCATTTTGTTCCGCTTGCAAAGATTGACCAGGTTGTTTCACAACCGATGAGATCCCGGATTGTTCCATCTGTGTTTCACAATAAGTGGTCTGTGAGTCCATATGCTCCCCCCCGTCTTCGTCCTTTTGTTGACGAGGGAGTGATTAAGGACCCAGCCCTTATGGCAATCCAACGTTATGGCGCGTCGCCTCCCTTAGTCGACCCGCTGCCCCTGAAGCTCGCTGCTGAATATATAGCGAGCAAGACGTTGGAGCACACAGCTGGAGGCCGGAATCCAGAGCCCCGCATTCTTACCTTTGAGGAAGCCGTGATTGGTCTCCCCGAGGAGAAGTACTGCAAGTCCATTCCCCGTGGCACATCGGCGGGCTATCCTTATATTTTGAAGGAGAAGCCTGGATGCCGTGGGAAGGAGCGCTTCTTTGGGAAAGGTGTGGATTTCGATCTCACCACCAAGGAGTGTGCTCAGCTTAAGGAAGAGTGCGATGCCATTATCGAGAAAGCTCGAGATGGTGTGCGCTCTGAGGTCATTTATGTTGACTTCCTGAAGGATGAGACTCGTAAACATGAGCGAGTTCGACAGGGCAATACACGGCTGATTTCTGCCGCCCCTGTTGCATACACGATCGTGTGTAGGATGTATTTCCTGAGTTTCGTCATGGCCGTTATGTCCGCCCATCTTTTGGTTGGGATCGGAGTTGGCATTAATTGCTACTCTGAAGATTGGGACCTTCTCGCCCGCTCTTTGAACTCTAAAGGTTCAAATGTCATTGCGGGTGATTTTAAGGGTTTCGACACCAGCCATTTTGAGGTGTTGGCGAACTATGTACTCTATGTCATCGAGCAGTACTATAATGGTTGTGAACCTTCAGTTCGTGAGGTCTTGTTTACCGACCTAACCAATTCAGTTCATATCATTCGCGACTTGATCTATCAGTGGTGTGCTGGCCGGCTACCTAGCGGCCATCCATTGACGGCAGTCTTTTCCAGTTTCATGAACCGCATTCTTTATGTGGCTTGTTGGGTCGTTCTTCATCCGAACGGCGCCGCTGGACTTTCTGATTTCGATCGACACGTTTATCTCGCTACTTATGGAGATGATAGTGTTGCTTCTGTTTCAGATTGGGCTCTGGAGTTCTATAACTACAGAACCATTGCCAAGACAATGTCGACCTTTGGGTACACATACACTGACGAGATGAAGGATAGCGAAGAGGAGGGACCCCTGGCACGTAATTTGAGCCAGGTTACTTTCCTTAAAAGAGGGTTTCGTTTCGAGCCGATGATTGGCCGACACATTGCCCCCCTTCGTCTCGTGGCGATCATCGAGATGCTTTACTGGACCCAGAGAGGGTACAATGGTGCTGAAATCTCAAGGACCAATGTTGAAAACGCGCTTCGTGAGTTATCTTTGCACGAACGCTTTGTCTTTGAAGAGTGGGCGCCTAAGGTTCTCTCTGCTTCTCGTGAGCTGCTCGACTTCCACCCTGCGATCGTAGACTACAGGACCCTGCAAAGGATCACCTGTGGTCTTCAGGTCGTGTGGTGAGTCGACACAAAAATTTTC